TTGAATGTTCTGCGGCATGATGCGGGCGGTCATCCCTCTGTACTTCTTCATGGATCGTACACGTCCGAGGTTGCTCACCTCATACTCGCCATTGAATCGTTCAATCGGTTTCCATTGTTCCTGTTCCATTGTCTTCCGTTATTTCTTCATATTCAGTGTACTCGCTCTCGCTGTGCGCTGGCAATAGGAATCTGTTCACGATGTTGTCAGCCCACCGCGCCTGCCTCGCCTCGGCCCGTGCATTCACGTTCGCAGGATCAAAGCTCCGCATCTCCTCATGGATTTTGTGGTGACATTCATCACAAAGGCTCATCAAGTTCGCGGGATTGAACGCCAGCCGCCGCATCTCCTCCATCGTCGCCGCCGTCTCAATCGGCGTGATGTGGTGGACACAATGCGCCGACCTTATCCAACCGCCAGCCACGCCCGCCGCCCTGCCGTCAGCCAGACACTTCTCGCACAGCGGTTGTGCCCTCAGCTTCGCCCGCCTCAGTTCCTTCCACTCGCGGCTGTTATAGATCGTCGCTTTATCCTTCGCCTGCTGCGTGTTCTTGCACCTCCACGGCAGTCGCTTCTTCTTTTCACTCATGGCTCCATCAGATATTCGTGTTCGTCTATCTGTTTGCGTATGCAATCACGTACATACTTGAATACTGATATGCCAAGTGTGTATACTATTTGCTTCACCTTGTCATACTCAGATTGCGTGAGCTTTGTTTGCACAAGAATGTTTGCTGGTTCCATATCCTTTTGCTTTGTGTTGATAATCTTTACTCTGTTACCGAATAAATCAGTAATAACATCGGGGCCATCAGGACCATCCCACAGGATAGCAGTCTCATCGCTTGTCCGATTGTCACTTGGCTTCCATAGGTTGTCCTTTGGATCACTCCATGGATTGAATTTCATCATACGTTACCATTCTTGGTCAAAGGGTCGTGTCATTCCTTCTGGTGGTTCATCAGTCTGTCGGTGCTCGCCTTCCCAGTCTTTCAACTCTGGCAGGTCGGGCACGTAGCTCTCCTCGAAGTGGATGCTCATCTGGTTCGCCACGCTGTCAGGCGTGCGGTGCGGCTTGCGCTTGAACTTATGACCATACTCTATGGCCTTTCCGTAGTCGTGGTTCTCGCCGTAGCCGGGCATCTCCTGTTGTTCTTCCTCTCGGTCTATCGAGTCATTCATATACTCACTGAGCAGGGTTAGCGTCTCGCGCATGGTGTCGCAGTAGAGCCGCTTGCCTACCTTGTCGAGCTTCTTGTAGAGTCCTGGCATGCTGACCTTAATGACGCGCTCCAAGATGTCGTCCACGCAACGGGTCTCGACTGGCTCACCCATGAATGGCTTGTCAATCATCGTAAGTCCAAAGCCGTGCTTACCTTTCTGTTGGAGTATTAGGATGACCTGTGCTACCTCTGTCTGAGCTGTCACGTCGGCAAAGTTGAATGCCTTGTGCCAGCCAGGTTCTATCTTCAGCAGATTCAGGAAGTGTTGCATGTCGGGCGAGATAGGTCCGTCGTGCTTGGCACTCTCGATGAACGTCTGTATGAACATGCGGAAGAGGTCGTTGCCGTTGGTGCCGTGTTGCAACCCTTCGCAGAGTATGTTCACTAAGTCGTACATAGACTGTGGCATCTTGACGCTGAAGGTTGCGTGACCTCCCTCAGTCACTTGTTTCTGTTGCTCCTTGTCTGTCTTCATCTGGTATATCGTAAAGTGATCGTTTGAAGTCGCTCATCTTAATCTTAAAGATGTTCATTTCCGACGGCATGGTGAGCAGCCATTGCAACACCTGTTTCGTCTTCATTACGTTGTCGCCCGTGCGGTCTTCGATGAGTCGGATGATGTTGTACCACCAATCAGAGTCCTGTGCGAAGAGGTCGGCTTCCTTGGTCTGGTATGGCTCAAAGGCTGACTTTGCCGCCCATTTCTTTGCCGCCGTGATGTGGTCGAGCATCTGCCGGTAGTGGTACTTTTCCTCACGGCTGAAGCACACTTGCATGGGTTTCAGCACATCCTCGGCATCCAGCAGCAGTGAGTTGGCAGCGTCGGCCATGACGTGAGCCAAGTTGGTGCTCACCATACCCTTGATGACGCGCTGGTGAATCTGTTCGCGTGTCAGTCCGCACTTGGCGGTCATGTCGAAGCGGTCGATTATCTGGTCAATCTCCGCATCGCGCTGTCTTATCTTTTCTTCCTTGGTCATCGTTTCCTTTTATTATATTGTTGTATATATACTGACCGCCGTTTCTGTTCGGCCATGTTCACTTCGTCATACATCCGCTTCCAGTTGATTTCATTCAGTACGTGCTTCATGTCAACTATCGGAAGTGTTGCCAGCGTCGGGGTTATTGTCAGTAGTTCCATTGTGTCGTTTATTGAAATTGAACTTGTTTCTCAGTATCTCGCGCCACTCCCGCACCCTTGGGTCTATGTACTCGATTGGATCAAGGAATGGCTCGTCGGTGTTCCACTCTACGGGTACGCAGTCGATGCCTGCCACGCTGACGGTCTCGTCGTTCTTCGGTTCAGGCTCTCTCGGCTGGTCGCCCTTGGTCATCATGCGGATAATGATGTCGGCGCAGTCTGCCTTCTGACCATCCTCTTCCCGCCAGCAGGTATCAAAGAATCGCGTATAGACTTGCACGTTGTCCGCGCCCAGCTTGTCGGCCACCTGTTGCCACTCCTGTACGCCGTCCTTGTCGGGCCATAGCCACACCTTGCGCCCTTGGTCGATGAGTGGTTGCATGGAGTCCAGATGCAAGTGCTTCAAGCCACCGCAGGCTATCCACAACTGACGGTCAAGCTGTCCGTAGAAGTTGGCCATGACCAAGGCCGTCTTCTCGCTCTCCACGATGTTCACCACCGCGTCTGGGTATCGCTTCAGCAGGTGGGCACCGAACAGCGGCTTTACTATCTCGTGGTTGTCGGGGTCGCACGCCTCTCGACAGCCCTCTTGGTTGTATATCCAGCCAGGGTGTCGCTCCTTGTCACGATGTCCGTCTGGCATGTACTTCATCAGCTTTGCTGCCCTTGGCACGCCGTCGTGGTCTATCTGCCAGAACACCACGCGCCCGTCACGCCAACCGCCCACGCAGTACGTCCACAGCGTCTCACGGATTCGCGCCAGCTGCTCGTCGCTCCACGGCAATAGGCTGAACCAGTACAGGAACAGAATCTTATCTGGCACGGCCAACTCCATTGTGCGCTTGACCCACGACCTCGGCAGCTCCAGCCGTGGCAACGGTGGCGGTGCTGGCTTCGGTGGCGGTGGTGTCCAGTTCAGTGGCACGTCGTCCACCTCCACGCAGTACTTCTTCCCCAGCCATCGGATAGCGTCGGGGAACGTCATGCGCTCCGCATCCATCAGGAATTGCACCGGCCCGCCCTTCTTGTCGCATACGAAGCAGCGGTACGTGTTGCCGTGGTTCTTCTCCGAGATGGTCGATGGCCTGACAATGAAGTTGCCGTCGTGCTTGTCGTCGTGAAACGGGCAGATGCCGGTCATGTTCATGCCCGCCTTGCGAAGCGTCACGAACTCGCCCACAACATCCTCAATCCTGGCACGGTCCAAGACGGCCCGCACCACGTCGTCACGTATCTTTGGCATAGCTGTTAAACTTGATCTATGAAGTCCCGAAAGAATAACTACCTTCTTCGGAAAGAATAACTATGTTCTTGTCGAAGAATGACTACCTTCTTTCGGATGGTTAAAACACGGAATATCTGTAGAACAAAACGCGCGTGTGTGCGCGTCGCCCGCTGGCCGCTTGCATCCCTCCACACCCCATCCCCCTATATACATAGGGGGTGGGGGTGTGGGGTGCGAGGGGCTATGCGGATGGAATCAAAGTCTTTCAAGAATATCACTGACACCTTGGCTGTATGATGTAGTGTTGACCGTCATCAGTACTTCTCTTTGAATCTCCGAAAAATGATAGAGGTCTGCCAGCCGATTACACCACATTGCCAACGATTCATCACTTTTCTTCGTCGGTATGTTCATAATGTGTCACCTTTCCTGAATTTGTTGAGTTCCTTACCTAAGTATCGAATCTTGTGACGTATTCCGCATGATTGCTTCGAGCGTTTCAGCGTTACGTTTACTATGCTTGGCTCTCGATGTACGATGCCGCGCATATCCATATACTTGATGATGTTCTTCGGGTTTACATGATCCAATATCTCGAAGAAATCCTCTTCGTCAATGTGGATGAACACCCGTCTGCCTTTGCGCTGCTTATCACCAGGCTTAGGCTCTTGCATCTCCACGTCGGCGATGCTACAATGATTCAATGTCAGTCTCATACGCTTTCCAATTCGTTTAATACGGCACCTCCTCATTCCCTGGCCCCTCAAATGGCAAGTCCTGAGCGTTGTCCTTTGGCAGTTCCTTGATGCCGTTGTAGTGATACTTCTTTTTCTTGTCGTCGCTCATGTAGATGATGCCGTGCTCCTTGGCGATGTTTATCAGGTCGCCCGCACGCCGTCCGCTGACGCTCTTACGCAGGTATCGCTCCAGCTCGGTGTACGTGGCTCCCGCACTCGTCCAGTTGAAC